GGTGGCGACGCGAGCCCCGGCGTGGGTGGCGCTCGTGGTGCGGGTTCGGCGTCGAGCATTTCGGGCGCGAGTGTCACGTACGCGGGCGGCGGCGGGGGCGGCGCGAGCAGCGAGCTGACGAACACGCCCGGTGCGAACACCGGGGACGGCGGCGGCGGCGCAACCTCCGGAGGCTTGCGCGCTGGGAAAAACGGCGGCAGCGGCATCGTCATCGTCCGCTACTTGGCGGCTGCATGATGCCCCGCTACTTCGCGCAAGTCCAAGACGGCATCGTGCAACGCGTTCTCGTGTGCGACGACCCCCAATGGCTCACCGACCGCCTCGGCGGCACGTGGGTGGAGACAGCCGACCCGTACACCGACGAACCCACCGAGGACCTAGAGGGCGTCGCGTACTGCAGCCCCGGCTTCGGCGTAGACGAATCCTTTCCCGAGCGATTCGCGCCCCAATGGGTGCAACCCGTCGCCACGCCCGACGGCTGGACGAGCTACCCGAAGGGTGCGCTCGTGTGGCACGACGGACGCATCAAGAAGTCCACGATGGACAACAACACGTGGCACCCGGACGTCACGGGCTGGCACGACCACCCCATCATCGAGGGCGTCCGCCCACGCTGGTCGCAACCGCTCGGCGCCCACGACACGTGGCCGCTCGGGTTCATTGTGCGGCACAACGGCAGCCTCTGGGAGTCCCTCATCCCCGCGAACGCGACCGAACCCGGCAGCGACCCGCGCTGGTGGAAGAACCTCACCGAACCCGAACCCGATCCCAACGAGCCGCAACCCTGGAAGCCGTGGGACGGCCACAACAGCAGCCTCTACCAAGTTGGCGACCGCGTGACGCACAACGGGCAGACGTGGACAGCGACCGTCGGCAACAACCACTGGGAGCCTGGCGCCCCAGGGACCGCGAGCCTATGGGTCGCCGACTAGAAGCGCTCTTCGGACTTGTGCCGACCACCGAAGCCATCCAGGCGGCCCGCCACGCGTGGCTTGCGACCCGCGACGCACGAACGGAGTGACGCTCATGACCCGAGTTCCCGTCACCATCAAGCGATCGAGTCTACCGTTCTTCCCGCGGTGGGTCGCCGCGTGCGTGCCCCGCAAACGCACGGTGCTCGTGCGGCACGGCGTCACCCTCACCGCGCGCCTTCTCGCGCACGTGACGCAAGCCGAGCGGCACCCGTGGCCCCTGGCGTACGCCATGCAGTGGATCGCGACCGGCTTCAGGTACGCCAGCATGCCGTTCGAGGCGGAAGCCCGCCGCGCCGAGAGCGACCCCGCGCACCTCGCGTGGGCGCGGGACCTGCTCGCGCTCGGGTGACGCGCGTGACACCCGAAGAGCGCCTAGGCGTGTACGACGTTCGCGCCCGCATCAGCCTCCCGGACGCGTTCCACCACGTGCTCGCGCTGACGGCCGCGGACGCCAAGGAGCTGTTCCCGAGTTCCCTCGGCGCCATCGGTGAACTCGCGATGGAAGCGCACCGCCGGTGGCGCGCGTACGCCAGCGGCGACCTGCCCCTACCGGACGGGCGGCCCATGCACCGCTGGACCGGCAAGTACGTCGACAGCATCAAGATCGAGGTGGACACGAACCCCACGGACGGCGGCCTGATCGCGTACGTCATCAGCAGCGATGACCCGAAGGCGTACTGGCTGGAGGTCGGCACGGACCCGTGGGACATGCGGAAGGTGCTCCAGACCAGCCACAAGGTCCGGCAGACCGCCGACGGCACCCGCTACCTCGTGATCCCGTTCAGGTGGGGCACGCCCGGCACGCTCGTGGTTGGCGAGTACGTCGGGCGCGCGATGAGCGTGCCCGTCCACCAGTTCATGCTCAACCGCGTGAGCGAGTCGTTCATCACCGGCACGTACCAGCAACCCAGCCTGATTGACCCGAGCGTCAGCGTCGACCGCCGCCGGTACGACTGGGGTGGCAGCCTCACGCCCCGCGACCTGCACGAACTCGGGATCGACCCGAACACCGCGCCCGGCCGGCACATGGTCGGCATGTACCGCATGAACGACCCCGAAGGCAGCCACGCGCAGCACGTCACGTTCCGCACCATCAGCGAACGCAGCCCGTCCGGCACGTGGATGCACCCCGGCACGGAAGGGAAGTACCCCGCGCGCGCGACCGCGGAGTGGGCGGAACGCGAGATGAACACCCTCATGCAACTCGCGATGGAAGCCGACATCAACCGCCTCCGCAAGCAGGTAGCAGACGCGGGCGCCACCGTCGAGCGCACGGAATCGCTCATCCGGTAGAACGGCCAACCCCACGCGGCTGTGGGTCGCGTGGGGTTGCCTGGAGGTCAGAGACGACGCCGTGCGCCGCCCAGACCCCCGTAGGGTAGCACGCCGCTGACGCCCGCGGCCCCTACCCTGAGTGCATGAGGTTCCGCGCCACACCCGCACCGTCCGGCGCCGCCGCGCTCCTCGTGCTCGGGCTGGAGCCCGACGCGACCGCGCTCGTGATCGCCACCGCGAGCCCGACGCCACCCGACCCCAGCAACCCCGGCGCCAGCGACCGCATCGTCATCGACCCCAGCACCACCCTCCGCCCGACCGTGTGGCCGTTCGAGGCGAAAGCCACGCACGATCTCGTGCATTGGCAGCACCTCGATCTCGACCGCAGCCTGGCCGACACCGTCACGCACTACCACGCGTGGGCCGTCACCAGCACCACCATCACGGGACCCATCACGCACGAGGTCGACGCGCGCGCGCCCGCGCGCTCGGCCGTCGTCGCCGTCGTCCGCGACTTCATGCGCGCCCGCCTCGACTACCACCTCGCGCGCGCCGTCACCAGCGGCCGCCTGCGGCCGCGCGCTGGCTTCGTGCCCGTCCTCGAACTGGAGACGCTGAATCAGGACGACCCGCTGCCGTGCGTGTTGATGAAGGAGACGCTGTCCCCCACCAGCCTCGAAGGCATCGGGAAGCACCGCAACGAGCGCACGGACGCGAACGGGGACGTGTTCACGCAGGAGGTCCACAGGTACCGCGCGCGCGTCGATCTCCTCGCGCTGAGTGAGCAGCCCGCCGAACGCACGCTGCTCGCGAGCGTGCTGCACGAGGGCATCCTGACGGATCGCACGCTCATCGAGGACGTCGGGTACCGCGAGGTCATGGTGCAACGCATGATGCGCAGCGCCACCACCCCGGACGGCCGCTGGCAGTTCGCGGAGGACATCACCGTCGACGGCATCATCGAGGCCGTCACCGAGGAACGCCAGCAGTACCGGGTGCCCGGCAGCACCACCTTCTACACGGGCGTGTGAGCGGTCGTTCGCTGACGCCCGCGGCCCCTACGGTCGGCAGCATGGCACGCACCCGCAACACCAAACGCCAGCCGCCGAAGGAGGTCGAGCCCCCCGCCACCAGCCTCACGGTGCCCGACGAACCCGTGCTCATGACGGCGGAACCCGCGCGCGAACCCGAGGCGGCGCCCGCCCCGGTCGCGCCGCCACCCCCACCCGAGCGACGCTTCGGCGTCGCGGAGTACATCGCGACCGCCCGCCTGCCACCCATGCAAGCCAGCATCCTGCGCGTGCTGCATGCCGCCACCAAAGCCACGCGTGCCGGGTGGGACGCCCATCTCGCTCACGCACTGTCCCGGCCTACCCGATAGGAGGACGTGATCCATGAACCAGTTCGGTATCTACTTCGCGGGCCGTAGCATCCTGCTCCCCGGCGTGTACGCACGCGTCAACGCGGATGCCATGACCCCACGCCGCGGTGCGCCCTCCCGCGCCATCGCCATCCTCGCCACCGCGCAAGGCGGCACCGTCAGCGGCACCGACAAGATCACCAGCCTCGCGGCCGTCCGAGACACCCTCATCGGCGGCATCGGCGCGCAACTCACGGAACTCGCGATGGCGCCCTCCGGCGAGGTGCAAGGCGCCGGCGAGGTGTACTTCGTGCGCGTCAACAAGGCCGTCGCCGCCACCCTCGACCACGCCGACGTCGTGTTCACCAGCCGCGTCGCCGGCAAGGTCGGCAACAGCGCCCGCGCCAAGCGCAGCGCCGTCACGGCCGGCGCGTTCACGCTCGATCTGGAGCACCTGTACCTCGGGCTCGCGGAGCAGTACACGGACCTCGGCCCCGCCTTCCGGCTGGAGTACGTCGGCGCGGAAGTGAGCCCCACCGCCGTCGTCAGCGACGACGCGGGCGTCAAGACGCTCACGCTGACGGGCGCGAGCACCGTGGCGCTGTCCAGCGACAACATCGCCACCATCGACGCGCTCATCGACGAGATCAACAACACGAGCGAGTGGACGGCCAGCGCACGCGGCAGCCTCACCGCCCTCCAGACCGCGGACCTCACGGTCGGCAGCATCACCCTCACCAGCGAGGTTGGCATCGCCACCATCGACCCGAACACCGCCATCGCGCTCGCGCTCGCCGGCAGCGGCATCGCCAGCGCCGTCGCCGTCGATGACACCGCCGACTTCGCGGCCGACGAGTGGACGTACTTCTCGGGCGGCACCGAAGGCGCCCCGGTCGCGACGCAGGATTGGCTGGACGCTCTCGACATCGCTGCGGACCTCGACGTCATCGGCGTCGTGATGGGCACCGGCGAACTCGCGCCGCTCGCGGCCGCGAAAGCGCACGTCGAAACCCTCTCCGACGCGAAGAACCGCAAGGAGCGCCTGCTGTACTGCGGCCCCGTGAAGGCCGCCAGCAAGACCGCGCTTCTCGACAGCCTCCAAGAGTTGTCGCTGGGGATCGGCGGGAAGCGCACGGTCATCGCCGGCACCGAACCGAAGCTCGTCGCGGCCGGCAGCAACACCGTGGAGGTGTACCCCGCCTTCTACGCCGCCGCGATGGCGGCCGGCATGAAGGCCGGCAACCGCCCCGAGATGCCCCTCACGAACAAGCAGGTCAGCATCTTCGGCACGAGTTACCAGTACGACGTCGACGACCTCGAAGGGCTCCTGGCGATGGGCGTCATGCCCATCCACCTCGACGTGCCCACCGGCGATCACGTCATCACGCAGGGCATCACGAGTTGGACGCGGGACGCGAACGTCATCTACCGCAAGATCGCCGGCATGGACATCGCGGACTACCTCAACCGCATCATCCGCGCCGGCCTGCACCGCTTCATCGGCAAGGTCGGGGACGTCCTGACGGCGCAGATGATCCTCAACACCGTCATCGGCGTCCTCGACGCCGAAGTGCGCGGCGCGAACAACCCCGACGGCGTCCTCACGCCCGGCACGAACGACGACGGCACGGACGCGCCCGCGTACGCGGACGTGGAAGTGGAACTCGACGGCTTCGATCTCGTCGGCATCCGCTACCGCGCGCACCCCGTCGGCGAGATCGCGTACATCATTGCGACCGCTTACCTCACGCCCGTGCGCATCGTGGCGCGCCAGTAAGGAGCCGGATCATGGCGACCATCCCCGGTCAGAACACCTTCCACGCCAACCGCGCGCGCGTCATCATCGGCGGCATCGTCGCTGGCGAAGCCATCAACGTCAGCGCGAACGAGAGCGGCGGCACCGCGCCCGTGCGCGTCATCGGCCGCGTCGAAGCGGTGGAGCACGTCCACAATGCCTACGACGCCACCATCCAGGTCGGCAAGCTCGTGTGGCGCACCGGCCGCCTCGCGAAGTTCAACGTCGGCAACGGCCTCGTGCAGATCCCCCCGTTCGACATCGAGGCGTACGATGAGATCACGAACGAGGTGCTGTTCATCGCGCGCACTTGCACCATAGCGACGCGCGGCATGACCATCAGCGCCAACCAACCGATCCAAAGTAATGTCACGATCAACGCGATCCGGCTGGAGAAGGGTGTCGGCAACCAGAACACCGTGCCCGAGCCCGCGAACTCCGCCACCCCGTAAGCCCCGCGCTCACCACGGCGGCACCCGCACTCTGGGGTGCCGCCGTTCACGTGACGTGCCGCCACGTTCTGCGGTGGACGACGTTGGCAACGGTGGTTTTGCCCACGCCTAACGCGCGCGAAAGGGCTAACTGCGTCTCGCCCGCTGCCCAGCGGGCGCGAATCGCGCGGACGCCCTCGGCGGTCAGCTTTGCCTTCCCGTGAAGCTCACCCGGACGCGGCACGTGCCGGCCTTTCGCGTCCCTATCGCGCGCGTTGTCGAGGTCGGTGCCGAGGAACAGGTGCTCCGGGTTGACGCACGCTGGTGTGTCGCAGTGGTGCAGGACGTGCAGGCCGTTTGGGATGGGGCCAACGAACGTCGCGTACGCGAAGCGGTGCGCCTTCACCATGCGCTTCCCGACCTTGAGGTGGCCGTACCCAGCGGGATTCCTTGCGCCTGTCCACAGGTGGCAGCCGGTGTCGGGGT